CATCACGTCATAGGCCGAGGCCTCCTGATTGAGTGAGATTTGCTTGTAGTTGACCGTAGTTTCCGGCATGTAGGACTTCGGAACCCACGCATAGCCGTTGTAGAGCCACATGAAGCCGGTATTCCACTCGAAAAACGTGCCGCCGTTCTGTGTATTTGCCGTTGGTTTGGTGTCGGTCGAAAGACCGATGAAACGGTTCTCTAAGCTTCCTATTCTTGTTACCGCCATCTCCTGTGCCTCCTTTCACTTTTTGGAGGGGCGGGAGCGGCCCGGAGAGGTAGACCGCCCCCTGTGAATATTACGCCCCCGTATCAGCAGGTAACGCAATAGCATAGACTTCGATTGCCCCTGCTGCTGATCCGCCCGTTCCGTCCGTCACACCAATGACAAGGGCCTTCTCTTCGCCCAGTTCCCCGGCGAATGTGTAAATCTCATTTTCAACCGGTGATGCAGGACTCCCCCCATGTCCTATAGTGGCATAAGTCACGGAAGCACCGTCGGTAATGGCGAAAATAGGCTTGTTAGTAGTCGCTGCAAATGTCTCGGTGATCTTGACGATCATCATGATCGCCCTGTCGCCGTCGCCAGAGCCGTTTGCCGCCAGGACTTCTATTTTTTCAACGCTGGTGTCGTCGGCATGATCTGCTGTTGCCACGCCTGCTACCATCGTTCCGACAAGGGCAATGCCCGTGGTAAGCTGATCGGCGGTAACCGGAGAACCATCAAGAGTCAATGCTCCGCCCGACTCAACGGTGATTTTCCCGCCATCAGCAACAACCAGCTCTTCGCCGCCCTGCTTTCTGTACACTTTCGTTTGATAACCCATGTTTCATTCCTCCGTATCCGGTGGTTTCCCCCCCGGCGGTCCCGGATAAGACCGCCAGGAGTATCAACTTAATGACCGGGTTAGTGGTTACGCTTCGCTGGGACTGACAAGTTGCGTCGCTTTAAGCAGGTCTGCATTTGCGTCCGGTCCCATCTTACCCTTATAACGGATAGCAGTAACTCCACAGATTACTGCATTCTGAACGGCAGGCGTTACCGTAACCTCAAGATATCGCTTAAGCGGTTTGTACACATCGATAGCAATTGCCGATTGCGTACGCGCGGCATCTGCGGCAGTTACTGTATGTGCCGCCGTACCGGCAACAGCGGCCATTGCACCGCCTCCGCTGTCGGTATCCTGAAGGACCTGGACATTGATTGTCCCACCCTCAATGATCGTGCCAAATTCAGCAATGAAGAGGACGCCTTCATATCCCTGCATGTCGATGATGCTAGAAGTTTTTGCAGTCGTCCCTGCGGCAAAATACCCCAGTATCTGATCTATTTTTACATTTTTCAAAAGATTCATTGTCTTATCTCCTTTATTTTTATTTGTTAGGCGCTCAATGTCACGCGGGCGAAGGCCTCTTCCAGCACCGGCATACCATCACTTTCGAGCCGCCCAATAAAACCCACCTGATTGGTTGCCGCGTACAGTTCGTTCAGCCTCTGAACACGCATATTCAGCGCATCGGCAATCCAGTAATAAGAAAAATCACCGATAATGCCGACATATTTACCTGCTGTGAAGGTGCTTGGTGCATACTCGGACATTTTATAGGGCCGACCGAGGATCATGTCAGGCTGTCCGCCCTTAATGTCAGGCTGCCAGATATACTGTCCTTCGCCATCTTTCAGTTTGCGGAGCTTCTTCACTGCGTCACGGTGGAATATCCACTGAGCCCGCGGATGATACTGTGCTTTAAGGCTGTACAAAGCCTCAAGAAGGCCGTCCGTTGTGAACGCTGTTGCGGTGTTGCCGGTGGAAACATCGCGGGCAGTGCTTATCCCAAAGCCTGCGGTGGCCGCCGTGAATACGCCCATCGGCTGGTTGGAGCCGGAGCCGTTCAGGTAAGCATTCTCCGCCGTCACGCCGAATTTGTACGCGAGGCGGGAAATAACGAGCCCTTCAATGTCCATAGCGGACACTCTGAGCAGCTTTTCGGATACTTTAATCAGCTTTGCCAGCGGGTGCGGGGTAAGCTCTCTTTTTCCGAAGGACATGGTGCTGTCTTCGCTCCCTGTCGCGATTTCAGCCGTCCACGTCGGATCGGCAGGGTCGTTATCGAGCGACGGAGCGCCAAGTGATTCCGCCTTCGTGACCGGGTAGACCGTGGCCATGTTGCGGATGAAGACTTCGTCATCCATGGCTTTGATCAACTGGAGCACGAACTGCGGAGGTGCAACAAGGAATCCGCCGTAAATGTCAGCGTCTGCCTGCAACGCACGGAGCTCTTCAGGCCCCACTGCATCCCGTCCCCTCTGCAAGAACGTGTTCCACGCCCTGTTCTGAAGGTCGGAATTTGCCGAAAGCGTGATCTTTTTGCCGCGATATTCGAGGGTTCTTACCTCGTTTTTAGCGTCGGGTTCCGGGGTTGGCTTAAAAACGTCTACAGAACTCTTAATCTCTCTCTCCCGCTCCTCAATTTTCTTCTCTCGGTCTATGCTTCTGGTCAGCTTTTCAAGTGCATCATCCATATTTTGATAGTTGGTTTCTTCATCAGCCGTCAGATCACGCTTCTCTTTGTCCGCGACATCAAGCATTGCTCTCTGATCGGCCACAATCTTCGCCCGCTCTGCAAGTAATTCCCTCAATTTATCTTTCATGCTTCATTTCCTCCTCAATTTGTCTTTCTACGATTTTTAGCCGTTTCCGGCGTATATTCAGGCCGACAGGAGCACTATCCGCGCTTTTTTCAGCCTCTTTATGCTTTTCGAGCCTTCTCAATGCCACTTCCGTGTCTGGATATGCGGGGAAAGTGACAGGCGAAACATCAAAAAGCCTTACTTTCATGAGCGTTCTGACTTCGTTTCCGTCTATCATCTCCCATCTGTCAGCAAGCGTCTCAAAACCGAATGACATCTGGTTAATATCTCCTCGCTCAATACTTGCCACATAGTCACGAGCCCACTGTGCATCGGGCGGCGTAATGTCTATTTTTAACCCCCTCTGATCCTCAGAGAGTGTTAATGTACCGCTTTTGTTGCGCCCGAGGACATAATCAGAGTTATGATTCCATAATGCCCTGATATCGTCGTTTATAATTGTTTCGGTGAATGCCCCCGGATCAATTTTTTCACGAAAATAACCGAGGTCTTCTGATAGCGCATTAAATACTGCCGCATAGCCGGTAATGTGCTTTACATCATCCTCGGTGATCGTGCGTAACTCCTCAATCGGGAAATTTCTGCGCTCAATCGTTCTTTTTTCCTTTTCCGGCATTTCGCACCTCCTTTCTAACCGATTTTTTTCTACCTTTTCGCGTTCTCTTGTCGTATTCACGTATTGTTGCCGTCCGATATTGTCCCTTCATCGCCTCCTGCCTCCAATTCTGCCAAGGTCGTCATATTCTTCTCGACGATATATGCACTGCCGAGGCCATCCGGAATCGGATTCAGGTTCGCCCAGCCCCTGATTTCATCGGCATTGAAGATACCGTTACGCTTGCCGAGCACCCATGCCTGCATCTGCTTCAACGTATCGCCCCGTAAAAGCTGTGACATATCAAATTCAAAGAAATATTCGTCTTTCTCCCTTTCCATAAGGAGCGTCCGCCCCAGCTCTTCCTCCCACAATACAAACCACGGGCGCATAGTTATCGTGATGAACGCGATATTCTGCTCTTCAATCCCCGTCCCCCATGATGTGGTTTTCTCAACATCAGCAATCATGTGCGGTGGGATATGAAACAGGCGGGCAATTTCCGTCACCTGAAATTTTCTCGTTTCCAAAAATTGGGAATCTTGCGGATTTATGACTATCTTGTTTGCCTTCATGCCCTCTTGCAGCAACATAAGCCGATGCGATTTACCAAGCCCGCTATATGTGTCAGAAAGTGCATTTTTCAGGTTTACATGCCCTTCGGGCGATAATTTGCCGGGGTGTTCTACGATCATGCCCGGGTGTGTCCCGGTCCCGAAATACCGCGCTCCGAATTCCTCAGTTGCCATGCCAAGACCTATTGCCTCCCGCGCAAGCGAGATTGGAGAATAACCGATAATCCCATCAAATCCGAATCCGGGGATATGCAATATATTGCCACCAGGAATAACAAATGATTCACCCGATCTGTCTTCCCCTTGGATGGGATAATACGTGTATTCAAGAACACCATTTTTCCGGCGTGGCTGTATCCTGTCCGGACGGAGCGGCCACAGTGCAGCCGGATATCCATCGCCGCCCCAATCGATATAAGAATAGGCGTTACCCCACGAAGCAAGATGTCCTTGCAGAGTCGAACGGTAGCGCATAGCCGTCATTTCGGGGTTTGGCTGTCGACGCATGAGGCGAAAAAGCGGGTGACTACGTGCTAATTCCTTGCCGCCTTCTGGTAATCGCCGATAAAGATAGAGGGGAAGACTCCCGACAGTACGAGACAATATATCGATACAGGCATATACGGCGACATACTGCATGGCTGTCGCTGATGTAACGTGCACTCCTGCCAATGATTCTGAGCCGCCACCGGAGAACCAATCAACAAGCCATTTTTCCGGCGTTGCAAGGTTCGACCTCTTCTCAAGCGACGAAAAAAAGGTTCCTATTCTCCTAATTATTCCCACCGCATAGCCTCTACTTTCCCCTCAGAAATCCAGGAATAAAGAGTACGGAGCTTGATCTGATAGAAATCGGCCACTTCCTGCGGAG